GTCTCGAACTCGATGTCGTCGTCAGCGAACAGCGGTGCGGCCATGCCGATGATCTGGCTGGCCGCCAGGCCCAGCGCAGGCACCGTCCACCACGGCCAGCCCAGCAGCAGCACCGGAACCACCGCGCCGACCAGCGCGATCCAGAAGCCCACGCACCACGGGCATTCGATGAACTCGACGAGCATCTGCAACCGGCGCCGGCGGCGGTTGTGGAACTCGGCCTGCTCGCCGTTGCCGTGCAGGGAGGCCTCACGCGCGGCGGCCTGGGCGCGGGTGGCCGCGCGGCCCAACGGAAGCCGCAGCGGGTCGAGGATGGTGTCGGAGTTGATGAGCTTGGTCAGTCGCATGGCGGCCAGGACGTAGACGCCAAGCACCAGAGCGGTGTTCATCGTCGCAGCATACCACGACAATGCAGAGTATGCTAGGCTTTGTCCATGCCCAGAGTGATTGGCCTCGACACCAGCCTGACCGGCACCGGAATGGTGCGGGTGGACCGAAAACCCACTGGAAACACCTGGGTTTCTACCTCGCGGCTGATCAAGAGCAAGTCAGGCGACGGCAGTCACCTGTTCACCAGCCGCCGCATCAAGGCCATCGTCGACGAGATCAGCACCGAACTCGACCTGCTGCCGACGCTGGTGGTCATTGAGGCACCGGCGTTTTCGCGGGTGGGCGGGCACAACCACGACCGCAGCTGGCTGTGGGGCAAGGTGTTCGACGCCTGCGTGGACCGCGGCATCCCGATCATCGCGCCCACCACCAACCAGCGGATGCAGTACGCCACCGGAAAGGGCCAGGCCGACAAGGACGTCGTGCTGGCCGCGACGATCCGGCGCTACCCCAGCGCCGAGGTGACCAACAACAACATCGCAGACGCACTGCTGCTGGCCGCGATCGGATGCCGCTTTCTGGGCCTGCCCATCGACGACGTTCCCCCGACCCACTACATCGCCAAGAAGGGCGGCAACTGGATCGAGAAGTTCGCCGCGTGACCGGCCGGGAGATCCGGTATCCCCTAACCGGAATCGCAGAGCTGGCGATACTGCACCGCGACACCTTGGGACACGTCCTCACGCCGCACTACATCGAGGAGCCGACCGGGGTGCGGTCCCTGTCACGTCTCGACTGCTCTTGTGGGGCCAGCCTAGACTGCGCGAGTCAGTGAACGCAGACGTGGATGTGGTCGTAGTGCTGCGGCACGCGCCAGAGCAGGTAGCGGATACCGAGCTTGGCCTTGTTGGCGCGTAGGTCCGCAGCGATGCGGTCGCCCAGCCCGCCGTTGGCGTAGACCATGATGTCGAGCGCCCGCCCACTGGGATGGTCGGGAATCCGGTCGGGGCGCCAGCCCCCGATCTCGGGAACTTCGGGGTACTTCTCGGCGACGTAGTGCAACAGGTCGACGGTGGCCGGCTGCAGCCGAGACGTATCCGGCAGCCGCGGTCCCGCGTTGGCGGTCGGGGCCATCAGCAAGCTCGCAACGATGAGAGCCGCTAGTTTCTTGATCATGGGTCAGCGACCCTAGATCGCAAGGGGGAAAAGCTATCTACGCGAGAACGGCAGCGCGGCGGTCGATCCATCGCCCAACCTGCGCGAAAGCCATGCCGGCGCAGCGGCGTGTCCGCGGTCGAGCGGGCTGGCGAGCTGGGCGCGGCCCTGCCCGAGTTTGTAGAGCTGGTGATGGGCCACCACCGCGGCCGAGACGCGGTCGGGGCAGTGCTGTCCGGACTGCCAATCGGCGGCCTGGTCGATGAACACGTTGAGCTTGTAGTCGACGACCTTGGCGCGGCGAAGCTCGAACTGCTGGCGCAGCAGCGAGGCGCGGGCCACCGCGTCGCCGCCCTCGTGGTAGCGGGTCACCAGGAACGGCGCGGTCACCGCCAGCGCGCGGTTCTCCCAGTGCTCGAGACGCTCGCCGCGGGCGAGCTTCTCGCGGGTCTCGCGGTGCATCTCGCGATAGGCGCTCTTGACCACGTTGGCGTAGGTGTTGAACGTCGAGAAGCCCTCGATGACGATCTCGCGCGCGCCGATCTCCAGGGCCAGCTGTACGGCCTTGCGGCCCCACACGTCGGAGGTGTGGTGGCCGGAGCGGTCCTCGGTGAACACCACATCGCCGGTGCCGGTGAGCACCGCGCCCAGGATGCCGGTCTCGTCGCCCTCGCCGGAGTCGGCGGGGTCCACGCCGACGACGGCGGCCACCGGGTCGCGGGGCAGCTCGGCGCGCGGCTCGAACCAGGAGCGCTCGAACAACCCGCCGGCGGGATTGACCGGAACGCCTTGGTACATCGCGTACCAGACGCGCTCCCCGACGGCGCGACGGGTGGCCTCGAACTCGGTCTTCGTGCGGCCGCGCGCTGAGACCATCGACACCCCCGGCGGGCGGCCGAGCGCGTCCTTGATGCCCTCTTCGGAGATCGCCGGGATGTTGAGGTGGCGCCAGGTACGCAGCTCCCTGGGCAGCTCGGCCTCCGCGGCGAGCACCTTGCCCGCCAGATCCTCGGGATGCCAGCGGGTCTGGATCAGGATCATCGACGCCTCCGGCGACAGACGGGTCATCGCCACCGAGGCCAGCCACTCGTCGACCTTGGCGCGGTGCGATGCCGAGTCGGCCTCCATCATGTTCTTGTAGGGGTCGTCGATGATGAACAGGTCCGCCGCGCGCCCGGTGATGGCCGAGCCCAGGCCCACCGCCACCATGCCGCCGCGGTGGCCGTCGATCTTCCAGGCGCTGACCCGCTTGGAGCGCGGTGAGAGTTTCAGGCCGATCTTGTCCTCGACCTCGGCGCCGGTCATGGGGTCCACGACGTCGGTGCCGTGCTGTTCGATGATGGATCGGCAGGTGCCCGAATGCTCTTCGGCCAGCGCGTCGCCGTAGGCGGCCAGGATGATGCGCTTGTTGGGGTTGAGCTGCAACGCGCGGATCGGTGTCCACACGCTGACCAGACTCGACTTGCCCTCCTGGGGCGGCATCGTCACCAGCAGGTTGTGGCGGGGCTTGGTGATGACCTGTTCGATGGCGTCGGCGATCAGCGCCAGCGCCGGGGTGATGTTGTAGTCGGGGTCCACCGACTTGGCCATCTCGGCGACGTTGCGGTACTTCTTGCGGATTCTGTCGCGGGTGGTCGCGGCCTTGAGCCAGTTCAGCGTGGCCAGCTTCTGCTCCGGCGGCCAGTGCCGCGCGCGCTCATAGATCAGCGAAACCTTCTCTGCGGACAGGCCTCCCGACTCGTCGTAGACGTCCACATCCAAGGCCGCAGTCACAGGTCAGAGGGTAGAAATGGCCCCTGCAACCTGCTAGAATACCTACAAGAGACGGTATTATCCCCCGCTATCCCCCGACCGTCTCACACCCACGAAAGGTATCCCCCGATGACTGCTGCACTACAGCATTCGCCTACCCAGGAAGAGCCCGGCTTCAATCCCAGCCCCATGCGCAGCGACCGCCGCGACATCATCATCGAGCGCCGCGGTCGGGTGAAAATCATGACCCAGCAGGGGATGTCGGCCGCCGAGATCGCCCGGATCCTGCACACCACCGAGCGCACCGTGCAACGTGACCGCTCCGCGCTGGGCATCGCCGACCCCAGCCTGGCACGCCCGCCGCTGTCCGACGAGATCAAGGCGCGCATGGCCGACCTGATCGCAGACGAGTGCCCGCCCGTCGAAATCTCGCGCACCCTGGGCGTTTCGCGCGGTGTGATCCGCAAGTACTTCCCCGAGTGGCAGGGCCGCTCCGGCGGGGTGCTCGGTAAGTACCACCGCGAACTGGCCTACCAGCTCGGGCTTCCGGTCGTATGACGGGCGCGGTGCAGCTGCCGCTGTGGGAGGAGGCCGGCGAGCGCGTACGGCGGCTGCAGATCGAGAGAAACCGGCTCATCGACGATTTCATCGCCTCGCTTAACCTCGGGCGCCTGGAGTCGGTGTGCCTGCGCTGTGGGACTGTCGGCTCGATCGCGCACATCAGCACCAGCCACGACCTCGGGTGGTGCGGATGCCCCAACGAGTTCGACCCGGCCTGGTCGAAGTTGCCGAAAGGGCCCGGCTTTCAGAGCGTCATCGACAACGGCAAGGTGCGCAGCCACCTGACCGAGGCCGAGATGGCCGACCGCTGGGACGCCACCCGGCTGCCGCTGTGCGTCTGCGGGCACGCCATCGGACTGCACAGCCACGGGATGTGCAGTCTGTACTGCGGGTGTCAGGTCTATGAGGCCAGCGCCCCGATGACCGTCCACTGATGCCAGCGGAACAGCACCTCGGGGTGTTCCCAGCCGGCGGCCTCGATCATCGCGAACAGCTGGGCCTCGGTGGAGGGCCGAAGAACTCCGCGCAGTGCCTTGGCCTTCTGCCGGATGGCGGTGTCGCTGAGGCCGTGGTTGGCCTTGAAGTCGTGGCTGACGTCGTTGGCGATCTCGGCCCACAGCGGGTTGGCGGGCCGGACCTTCTCGGCCACGATCAGCGCTCCGGTGTCCTTGGACAGCCGACGCAGCTGGGCCAGCACGCCGACGCGGTCCTCGGGCGCCAGGAACTGCAACAGGAAGATGGCCGTGGCCAGGTCGCTGGGGTGGTGGTCCATCGTCTTGATGACGCTCTGCACCTTGCGCTCGACCACGAAATTCGGGTAGCCGGTCAGCTTCTCGCGCGCCTTGTCGAGCATCTCGGGCACCTCGTCGTAGAGGAACGCGCGGATACGGCGCTCGGGGTGGCGCACGGCGATCATCTTGGCGGTGGTGCCGGTGGAGGCCCCGAGGTCGACGTAGACGCCGCCGTTGGGCAGCAGCCAGTCGGTGGTCTGCGCGATGATCGCCTGAATCAGGTCGTAGTACGGAACCGACGCGGCGACATGGTCATCGAAGACTTCGGTGACTTCCGGGGTGAACTCCCAGCCACCGGGCGCGAACTTCTCGGCGATGTCAGAGGCCATGTCCGCACGGTAGGTAGCACCCGTGCAGTCGAGGCCTTGACCTGGGAAAACGTATGTGCTTGACTGGGACAATACAGAATATGAGAGGAATTGTGCCCCGATGAGTGAGCGCCCGCTGCTACTGCTGGACCTGCACTACACCTTCGCCATCGACGAGCCCTGGCACCGAACGACGCGGCTGGAGAACCGCATCCCCAAGGAGACCTACCGCACCTGGATCATCGACCTGGCCCGCAAGTACGACGCCATCGTCGCGCTGACCACCGCGCGCCCGATCCAGTACGCCGACGCCACGCTGACGCGCATCGAAGAGGTCACCGGCTGGCAGCCGCACGGGGCCTTCTTCCGCAAGATCGAGGGCAAGCCCCACGAGGCCAAGGAAGACAACCTACGGCGCATCATCGAGATCATCGGTGAGCCCCAGCCACACTGGATCGGCTTTGAGTCCAACGAACGCACCCGTGCGATGTACCGGCGCTACGGCATCTACAGCCTTGCGGTCCACCGGCTGGCCACCCCGCTGACCGAGTGGCCCTCCCCCGACACCCCGCTGCCCGACCAGCCCTTTGCTCTGCCCTAGCGGCTCAGGTCGATTCCGTGCCGGCGGCCGAACTGCTCGCGCGCGTAGTCGGCCAGGCCCATGCGCTTTCCGTCCGGATACATCAGGTCGAACTCGAAATCGCACGCCGCGCCCAGCGCCTCGGGGTCTATCGGCAGCGGATTGCTGGCGATGATCTGCACGTTGGCCTGGGCGTGCGCGGCGTGCACGTGGGCGAAGCGCTCCTTGAACAGCGCGCGCATCTCATCGACGGTGTGGTACTTCTGCGCCTTGGGCTGATCGGAGACGTCGGTGAGCACCGTGCCGTCCTCATAGCCGATCGCGAACCCGCCGTAGCTGGCGTTGCGGCTGTTGATCACCGACCCGCCGGTCAGCGTCTTCCAACTCCCGTGGGCCACACTCTTGGCGACCGCGTAGCAGCGCCCTGAGCCGGTCAGCGCGGCCAGCAGGGTCACGATGTGGCGGCGATCCTCGAGGAAGGGCACCGAGTTGAGCACCGACGAGATGAACACGCTCGTCCACTGTTTGCCCTGCCCGGCCTGACGCAACAGCTCTCGCGCCAGCGCGGTGGACTCCTCGCGCATCACGGTGTCGGTGTTGTTGGGGTCGCAGCGGAACGGCTCGAACGGGGTGACGTCGATGCCCACCGAGCGCAGCAGGTTGGTCTCGGTCAGATGCCCGGCGCCGAAGTCGATCACGGTGTCGCCGTGCACCTTGCGCCAGGCGCTGACGTGGGTGGGGTTGTCGAGCCGCAGCGACTCGGCCGGCTTGGAGCCGATCACGGCGAAGGTGAAGCCCAGGCCCAGTGTCTTTCGCACATGGGCGGTGCGGCGGAAGCTGTTGTAGCGCAGCTCGTTGCGGTAGCGGTTGTGGATGTCGAAGTCCATCGTCAGCAGGTTGAGCATGACGCGGGCGACCTCGGCGGTGCGCCCCGACAGCCGCAGCACCGGCACCGACTCGCGCTTGCGGGTCGCGTAGAACTCCAGCCGTCCGATCCCGTTGACCACCCGGTCGTGCTCGTCGACGATCACCGGCATCTCGATACCGCGGCGCGAGAGCATCCGGCTCATCACCTTGGCGTGACGGTTCCAGTCGCCGCGGTTGGCCTTCAGCAGCGGTTCGATCGGCTCGTCGGCCACCCGCAGCAGCGGGAACAGGTCGGTGGCGTCGGGCAGCTCGGCGGCCATCTTGTTGACGCCGGACTCCTTGATGGCCTCGGCCAGCGTGGTGCTGGTGACCTCGGTGGCCATGTCGTTGGTACCGCGGTTGAAGACGATGTTGATCGCCTTGCGCGTCTCCAGGTCGAACGGTTTGGTGTGCACCACCGGCAGTTTGGTCATACCCAGCAACTCGGTGGCCACGTAGTGGCGCTGGTGGCCGGAGAGAATCTCGCCGCTGGCGTCGGCGTAGATCGGTAGCAGCCACCCCAGCTTGCGCAGGCTCAGCGCGACGAGATCCAGGCGCTCGGGGTCGGCGGTGCGCGGGTTGTAGGTCGAGGGCCGGATGGTGTCGGCGTCGACCAGACGCACGATCACTGGGCCATTCCCAGTCGCTCGAGCACCGCCTCGCGCAGGGATTCGTCGTCGTAGCCGACCTCGTCGCGCAGGTCGTCGTACCAGGAGGTGTAGACCTCGCGCGGAACCTTCACGCGGATGGCGCCCACGGTCAGGCCGACCTCGGCGCACTCCTTGGGCTGCTTACCCAGTTCGACGACCACATCGGGGTTGTCGGAGTTGACCTCGTCGCCGCCGTCGTTGTCCGACGGGCCGGAGAAGAACTTGTCGAGCTCGGCCAGGCGCGAGACGTCGTCGTCGGTGAAGCCGGTGCCCTCGATCTGACCGTCGAGGCTTTTGATCAGGTCGTAGAGCATCACGTCGTCGTAGGTGGAGTCCTCGGCGGTGCGGTTGTCGGCCAGCACGATCCGGGTGGCGCGGTCCTCGTCGACGTCGACCCAGTAGACCGCGATCTTGGTCCAGCGCGGGTCGTCGGGGAACTTCTCTCCGAGGTTGCGGAACGCCTTGAGGGTGTGGTTGCCGGCCAGCACTTCGTTCGGCCGCCCGGTGTGGGTGCCGATGTTGACCACGATCGGCTTGTACTGGTCGTTGGTCTGCAACGAACCCATGATCGCGGTGACGTTGCCGATGCGCGCGTTGCGGTGGTACAGGGCCAGCTCGCTGGGGGAAACGTGGGACAGGGTACCGACGCGCGGGTTTGTCTTAGAGGCCATGCGCTGCAAGGTAAACGCCCAGGGTGCAGGCCAAGAGGTACTTGACAATGCAGACTTTAGCAGGTATTGTCTGAGGTGTAATTTCACCCTGAATCTGGGAAGGAACCCGATGAGCGACCTCACGCAAGTGGTCCTGTACGAATTTCCGGACCCCAACAAGACCAGCAGCCCCGGCGTCAGAACCCTTTTCATCTCCGTCGATTTGCGCAACGGCATGGTCCGTGTCCACGAGACACCGGTGTCCAACGGGATTCTCATCGACGCCGAGAAGGCCGAGAAGGTCGGCAAGGCGCTCATCGTCGCAAGCCAGAAATCGGCGGCGCTGGTCACCGCCCACCGCGAGCGCAACCGGATCCTCGCTGAGGCCCGCGCCGCGGGCGATTCCCTCATCGACGAGATTGTCGAGACCCTGGGGTCGCTGTGAGTCAGCGAGTTCTGCTCTCCGACATCGAGATCGGAGACGTCTTCAAGATGCCCACCGTCCGCTTCGACGACCACCACCAGATCGACCTGCTGTTCCAGGCGGTCGGCCGCGAACTGGGTGAGGACTACACCCGCGAGGTGATCAGCTACCAGGCGATCGGCACCGGCACCGGCGGCTGGGTCGAGGTCTACACCTACCAGTGGGTCGACAAGTTCACCAAGCACACCAAGGCCGAGGTCGAAAAGCTGCTCGACGAGCTCGAACCCGGCCACAAGCTCGTCGTCTGGCGTGGCGAGGAAGGTGAGTTCTACCTGTGAGCGCTCAGACTGAATGCCGCTGCCCCTCCGACGAGGTGCCCAACCCGTACTGCCCGGTGCATCCGGCGCTGTTCGCCCCCGACAGCGAAATCTCCGACGCCCGCTACGGCCTGGCCGTGGCACTACGAGAGCTGCCCTACGCCGGTCAGCTTCCCCCGCCGCCGGCCATCGACTGCTGGCAGAGCGAATCCGACTTCCTCGACGAGGTGAGCAAGTGGGTCACCGAATTCGGGAAGGTGCTGGCAACCGTCCGCACAACCTACGTCGAATCCCTTGAGGAACTTGAGGAGTTTCGGCGGCTACGAGCCGGACTGCGCAAGGTGTTCGGCCAGATCGGAGAACCGTGATCATCAACGGCACCATCACCCGCACGCTGCCCGACGGCACCAAGGCCGAGGCCGACTTCATGGTCGACACCGAGACCAACGCCGTCGTGCAGGTCGGCGGCGACGCGGACATCACCGCCGAGAACATCGACCTGATCCAAACCCTGGCCAACACCCCGCACGAAGGAGACCCCGAAGATGTCCCGGCTGGCTGAGGCGGTCCAGGCGCTCGCCGGATCACTCGACGAGGCCAAGGCCGCGCTGGAAGGCGACAGCAACGACGCCGAGCACGAAGCGCTGTTCGAGATCGTTCAGACCGCCGCCGCAGTGATCGAGGCCTGGGAGAACTGATGAGCGAGATCATCATCGAAGGCAAGATCACCCGCACCGTCGACCCGGGCAGCGGAGAGCGTGAAGTCGAAATCCCGTTCCTGATCAACGGCAACGGGTTCACTCAGTGGGGCCACGACATGATGGTGCTCGGCGAGAACGTCGAGCTGCTCGAGGCCCTGGCCGCGGCAGTGGCAGAGGTGCGCTGATGGGCACCCCGAAGCCCTGCGAGAAGTGCGGGCAGCCGTCCACCGACGGGCGGCTGCGCCGCGGCTACTGCAAGCGCTGTGATGCCCGGCGCCGCAACATGGTCGGCTACCAGAGCAGCTACGTCGACCCCACCCCGGCGCGCTGCCATCTGGCCGAACTGCGCAAGGCCGGGATGAGCATCCGCCAGGTCGCCCGTATCTGCGGTCTGCAGCGCTCGGTGGTGCAGACGCTGGCGCGCGGCTACTCGGCCAAGGGCCCGCAGCGGCGCATCACCGAGAACACCGAGAAGGCGATCCTGGCGGTGCCGATCCCCGACCCGGTGGACAACCCGCTGTACCGGATGAGTGCGGCCGGCGCACTGGTCGACGCCACCGGCACCATCCGGCGGCTGCAGGCCCTGGTCGCCTGGGGCTACCCGCGCTATTACCTGGGCAGGCGAATGGGGTGGGGCGACAACGCCGGAGCCAGCGGCAACATCAGCAAGCTGATGGACGCCACCCGCACCACCCACGTCACCGCGGCCACCGCGCTCAAGGTCGACTCGCTGTTTCGCGAGCTGCAGCTGGTACCAGGCCCGAGCACGCGCGCCCGCAACGAGGGCGCGGCCAAAGGCTGGCTGCTGCCGATGGATTGGGACGAAGACCTGCTCGACCGGGTCGACATCGACGACTACGGCTACATCGAAAACGACGTGCTCGAACCCGACACCGGCAAGGTGCCGTTTCCCGAGCTCTACGTCGAGATGGCCGACGAGCTGGCGATGACCGACGCCGAGATCGCGCGCAAGCTGGGCATCAAGCCCGAGTCGCTGGAACGCCAGAAGTACCGCTACGCCAAGCGGATCGAGCTGGAGCGCACCTACTCAGAAGGGATCGCCTCGTGAACAGATTCAAGTTCTGGCACCGGCTGCGCGGGCACAAGGTCGAACGGGTCGCCTTCGACCCCGACACGGTCCTGCAGCGTCTGACCTCCACGGGCCACAACGGCGACCAGCACAGCCGGGCGATGCTGCTGGCCGCCATGCACGTGGTGACCATGTGTAGCTGCGGGGACCACTGGGTGTTCACCTCGATGGGCGGCTACGAGACGTACTTTCGCGCCGCCCAGCAGATCCCGGGCGCATGATCACCGCGCTGATCCGGTGGGTACGTGACCGGATCACCCGGCTTCGGGCCTGGGCAGACGACATCGACGACTGGACCGACAACCGAGAGGATCTGTGATGGCCGCCAGGTTCCGCGTGCGCGACACCGGCCAGATGCTGGTGTGCAAGTGCCGCTGCGCCGGATGCACCGATCCCGAGGGTGGCCCGAGCCCGCATCGGCGCTGCAGCGCTGCGTCGCCCTGCTCGGTGCGGCGCCACCTCGAGAAGGCAGACCGGCGCGCCGAGATGATCACCGCGCGTGCGGCCGAGGCCATGCGCGCGTCGATGACCTTCACCGACGAGCTGCCCGACCAGGACTGATTGGGCGCGTGGGGATCAGGTGTCATGACCAAGTGCCGACACCAGCGCAAGGCCAAACGTAAGGCCGGGACGCAGAAGTGCCCGACTCCCCGAAAGCTGTGCTACTCCAGCGAGGCTCACGCGATGGAGGTCATCGCCGCCGCTGAGTTCCCCACCGACAGGAAACCGCACCGCGCCTACCTGTGTCGGTGCGGGTCATGGCACACCACCAGCAGCCGCAAGAGCCGACGCCGGTGACCGGCGGCTAATCGCAGGAATCTGAGATCGTGACAGAATCTGCTGTCACGCTTTGATGTTCGGCCCCGTCGATCTGGACGGGATGAGTCTTGTTGCGGGCCCGGTAGTTGGCCTGGCGACGGCGGTGGCACTCCCGGCAGTACTCCTTGCCGGTGGCCGGATGGACGTAGACGTTGTAGCCCGTCATCGGGGTGCCGCACTTGCCGCACACCTTGGCCCCGACGATCTGGGCGTCGATGAGGCGGTTGAGTTTGTCTCGGGTGCGCGCCAGTTCCTCGCGCACGGTCTGGGCGGCGATCTCGGTGGCGCGCAGTTCGCTTCGCAGCAGCCGAATCTCGTTGGTGGCGTTGTCGGCGTTGGACTGCATCAGCAGACACACCTGGGTCATGTCCAGCGCGCGGATGGAGCGCACCAGGCGCAGCGAGCAGCCCAGCCGGTCGGCGATGTCGTCGGCGGTGTGACCCCTGCGCGTCAGGGCCGCGACCACCCAGGAGCGGTCGGCATCGCACAGGTCGGCCATCTTCTTGCCGGTGCCAGAGAGCACGGCGGCAACGAGCTGCTCATCAGGAGTCCAGCGGTCCTGTTTGCGTTCGCAACCATCTGCCACGTCGCTCACGGTAGGCAGCCGGGGTGACAAGACCGACCTCATGAGGTGTTGTCAGCGGCGCACGTAGCCCTCGTCGACGACCAGCTCGGCGTAGGCCGGCGCGGGCACACCCTGCTCGGCGGCCACCAACTGACCTGCGCGGTTGAGGTTGTCGACCTGGCGCACACCGGCACGGCGGGCGTTGGCCTTGTTGTCGTAGACAGTGGGGGCCACCGCAGACACCGACCCGTTGGCCGAAATCTGCGACCAGGTCCAGCCCTTGCGGGTCTTGTGGACAATGACTTTGATTGACGGAGTTTTAGCCATGTGCGGCAGTGAACCAGGCCGGGGTGCTACACGTTGCTCCAGCCGTCGGCGGCGGGTTCGCTCGCAGCGGGCACATCCTGCCGGTCCGGCACCGCCATCTCGAACAGCGGTGGCTGCTCGTCGGTCTGGCCGCCAGTGACCTCGTGCTCGGACCGGGGATCGTCGACGGATTCGGCCTCGACGTCAATAACCTCCTGTGCCGCATCGGATTCCAGCGCGCGGGTGATGGCGGCGGTGAGCTCCTTGGGCGGCTGCAGACCCAGCTCCTCGATGAGCGCGGCGGTCTCGGCGGCGAACTCGCGGTCGCTGATGCCGAGCTGGACCTTGGTGGGCGAGTACAGCCCGAACAGGCGGGCCTCGTGGTCCATCTGGGCGAGGATCTGCTTCTGGGCGGTGATGCGCCGGTCGAACTTGTCGGGGTCG